TGACGATGTTGCTGATAAAGTTGATAAATCAGTAAATACTGATATGAGTGAAACAAAAGAAAGTTATTCTTATGAAGATTTAATTGCACACGGTGAAAAAATTAAAAATGAAACAATAGAGAGTTTTAAAAACTTATATACAAATAAACTAATTGAAGAAGAAATTAGGCAAGCTTTAATTAAATACCCTTCTTCATCATTATTAGTAATTAGAGATGAATTATTAGATAAGGGTTTTGATGTAACTATTGATGATATAAAAAACTTCATTGTTAATCATGTTAATTATATTAAAAATAAGTAGTATTTCAGGCTGACAGAATAGTATTAATAATTTAATTGTAGAGCATAATTTATTGTATTAAAAAAAGTATACAGATTGAATATAAACATATGTACTAATATTTTGGCGCCTTATATAGGTGCTTTTTTATTTCACAAAGCAACTAGCATAATGGGGTAATGCCATTGGACATCGTAGTAACGATACCGAAGTATGAATATGAAAATGATGATAGAGAAACCCATGTTTACAAACAGGGAGGATATGAACAGTTCTGGCAATTATATAAGCGACCTAAACGATTAAACATTGGTGATAGGGTGTATTTCGTAAAAAATGGATGTATTGAATCCTCAATGAGGGTTATTCGAATCGAAGAAAAGGCAACTGCTAAATGTGGGGTGACTAATCGCACATGGAGTAGCTGCCTTATTTTTATGGATGATTTACAACAAGAAAATATTCAAAATATCAATGGTTTTCGGGGTTTCCGTTATAGATGGTGGTAAACAAATTTTTATTAAAAGGGAGGGGCCAATTTGAAGATCATAAGTATACCTGTAGAAAAAATCAATCCAGCACCATACAATCCACGTGTAGATTTACAACCAGAGGATGAAGAATTTGAAAAGCTGGCTAGATCAATCAAGGATTTTGGCTATATTGATCCGTTAATTTGGAATGAACGCACTGGTAATCTAATTGGTGGACACCAACGGTTTAAAATTTTGCTAGCACAAGGTTATACCGAACTGGAGGTATCCGTTGTTGATTTTTTAGAGGAAAAAGAAAAGTTTGCGAACCTTGCTTTAAACAAAGTGAGTGGCAATTGGGATGATGAAAAACTTGCGTCACTGTTGATGGAACTTGAGCAAAGTGACTTGAATCTTGGAAGCGGATTTGACCAGAATGAAATTGAATTATTGATAAAACAATTTACGTACCAAGATGACGAAATGACGGAGTTTTTTAATCAAGAACTCTCTTTAGAAACATTTGCAGAAGAAAACTTCGCATGCAAGTGTCCTAAGTGTGGTTTTTTGTTTGATCCAAAGGAGAATCCTCAATGAACGAGTGGCATTGGTCATTAAATGATTTGAAAAAGGTTGAGAAACATAATCTCAAAGCGTTTAGCTGCTTCTCCTGTGGAGGGGGATCTACAATGGGATATAAGTTGGCCGGGTTTGATGTTATTGGCAATGTTGAAATCGATCCGGAAATGATGACCCTATACAAGAAAAATCATCATCCTAAGTACCCTTTTTTAATGGGTGTTCAACAATTTAAAAATATCCCGAATAGCAAACTTCCGAATGAGTTGTTTAATCTAGATATTTTAGATGGCTCTCCACCTTGCAGTGTTTTTTCGGTTGCAGGTAAAAGAGAAGCAAAATGGGGAGATGCTTATCACTTTAGAGAAGGTCAAGCAAAGCAACGATTAGATGATTTATTTTTCGATTTTATTGAGGTTGCTAAGAAGCTTCGACCTAAAGTTGTTGTTGCTGAGAATGTGAAGGGGTTGCTAATTGGGCAGGCGAAGGGCTTTGTTACACTTATTGCCAAAGCATTTGATGAGATTGGGTATACTCTGCAATTATTCTTGTTAAATAGTGCATCTATGGGCGTACCCCAACGCAGGGAGAGAGTCTTTTTTATTGCCCATCGAAAAGAATTAAAATTCCCTAAGTTATCACTGCCATTTAATGAAAAGCCGATTTTATATAAAGAAATCAGATCTGGTAGAGGGAAAGCACTGAATCCTCAAACAGTCACATATCAGCGGTGGTTGAAAAGGCGCCCTATCGATAACAATATTGGCGATATTACAAAGCGCATAGAAGGTAAAGATCGTTCATTCAATACTGTATTCGTCAAAGATAATAAAGTTCCATATACAATAGCGAGTAATTCACAGTTCATCAGATATGATGAGCCTTTTTTTATTAGTGAGATGGATATAATCCGAATACAAAGTTTTCCTTATGATTATGATTTTGGGAAAACAAACATCCAATATGTATGTGGCATGAGTGTTCCGCCAATTATGATGAAAAAAATCGCTGAACAAATATACCTTCAATGGTTTAAATAAAAAGAGAGAGGTGCGCTAACACCTCCCTGAAATAGTTGCCGAATACCGGCAGAGATAGCGTTACACCGTGCACGGTTTTGCTCAAGGCGCTATCTCACTTTCATTATAGGTGAGAGGTCGGTAGGAGGCAATGAAAAATACAAACAAATGTTCTGTATCAATAAAAGAAGATGACTTGCTACTGCAACATGAAATAAACATGGCTGAAAGTATTCATGAATCAAAAGAACGATATAGAAAGATTGTACAAGCAGGAATCGCACAATGGATAAAGGACTTCAAAGGTGGTCATATCAAAGTTTCAACTGTGGATGATTTAAAAAAACTAATCGAGCTAGACATTGACTTACAAAAAGACGATTGATAAGACAAACTCAACTCAATTGATGGGGGTGGTGTTAATGTAACATGGCTGAAAAATATCAATTAGCTTATCAAGATTATAAAAGCGGCATGAAGCAAAAAGACATTGCTGCTAAGTACAACGTGTCCATTAACACCGTCAAGAGTTGGCAACAACGCAAATGGCGAGGTATGGACAATGCTAATGAAAAAGTATGCACACCAAACGAAAAAAGTATGCATACCAAAAAAGGCGCACCACGTGGCAATAAAAATGCAGTAGGCAATACAGGAGGCGCCCCACTCAATAATCAAAATGCAAAAGGTAATAAGGGTGGATCAGCTCCACAAGGTAATAAGAACGCTGTTACAACTGGCGAATATGAATCTCTCATGTGGGACTACCTTGATGAAGAGGAACGGGAGTTATATGGCACTATTGAAACTGACCCGTTATTCCAGATTGATAGAAACGTTCGCGAACTAACCATACGGCAACGTAGGATGATGAAGCGGATTAAAACAATTGAAGAAGGTCTGACAGAAAAGCAAAGACGTGTGTTGCAGCAGTTGCGGAAAGTGAAAGAGGGAGTCACTGATGCAGAGGGTAAGAACGTAGTTATCACGAAGGATAAAATGATCGTAGTGGAAGTAGATGAAACGGAGTATCGAAAAATTGATGATATTTTGAACATTGAAGAAGCACTGACAAGGATAACTAAACAGCTTGTAGTAGCCATAAAGCAAAAACACGATATAGAAAAACAACTACTAGAACATGCATTGAAACTTGAACAAATGCAGTTGAATATTGAAAAAACAATTATTGCTATTCAAAAAGAAAATGGCGAAAATGTGGTAATTGAAGATGATGGCTTTATGGAAGCATTAGGGGCAACTGCAATTGAAGTATGGAGTGGTGAAGATGCTTAAAAAGTTGAAGGCTTCCATCTTCAAATTCAAACCATTTTCACAAAAGCAGAAGAAAGTTTTAACCTGGTGGCATAGAGATTCGCCAGTAAAGAATAAGGACGGCATTATTGCAGACGGGTCCATTCGTTCAGGTAAAACCCTTTCCATGTCCTTATCTTTTGTTATGTGGGCCATGGCATCTTTTAATAATCAGAACTTTGGTATGTGTGGTAAAACAATAGGCTCGTTTCGTCGTAATGTTCTGTTTTGGTTAAAACTGATGTTGAAAGTACGAGGGTATGTAGTAAAGGATCATCGGGCTGATAATTTGCTTACTATCTCAAAGGGAAGTAAAGTAAATTATTTTTACATTTTTGGTGGTAAAGATGAACGATCACAAGATTTAATTCAAGGTATTACATTGGCTGGTGTATTGTTTGACGAGGTAGCCCTTATGCCTGAAAGCTTTATTAATCAGGCCACAGGACGATGTTCAGTGGAAGGCTCGAAATATTGGTTTAACTGTAATCCAGAAGGACCCTATCATTGGTTCAAGGTAAATTGGATTGACAAGATAAAGGAGAAGAATCTAATCCATTTGCATTTTACAATGGATGACAATCTCTCTTTGTCAGTGTCTGTTAAAGAACGTTACAAACGCATGTATAATGGTGTATTCTATCAACGATTTATTTTAGGGTTATGGGTACTTGCTGAAGGGATTATTTACGATATGTTTGATGAAGTGCTGCATGTTGTAAAAACAGAGCCTCGTCATTATACAAAATATTATGTCAGTGTCGACT